CCATTGAGCGCTATCTGCAGCGCGTTTCCGGTCCGCTGCTGGACGCTATCGGTCACGCACTGACATTCGTAAAATTTTCAGTGTTTTCTCCCCCTTTATTTCTGTGTTTTCTTTCAATTAATTCACGCATATATTCACTGCCGTCATACAGTGTTATTTTAATTTTGTCATCATATACAGTAACATCATAAACGAAGTTGCGGATAAACGAATCCGGCAATTTTTCTGGAGATTCAAATTTTGACGCTAAAACTTTTCGCAAATTTACTATTCTTTCATCTTGTTTTCGCGTTATTTCCTCGACGCCAAAAGCTCCTACCTGTTTACGTTCTAAGTCTGCAATCTGTGAATCGATCTCTTCTTTCTTTGTTTTATACTCATATTTATTCAGAACGCCATCGACATACAAATCAAGAATTTTTTCCGTTTTTTGCCTAAGGGACCGAACCCGTTGCTCAATATTTTCACTGAAAAGAGTTGGAGCATTTCTTTGTGTGACAAGTTTGATGTTTGCAATCACAGCTTCAATCGCATCTTTTTCATTGTTTAAAGCTTCAAAAATACATGTCTTAATAATTGGAATGATATCTTCCTCAAACACTGTTCTTGCATTACAGCCACGTTTTGTACTCTTTCCGTACATCTTGTATTTACGACAAATCCAAATTTCATGTTTAATCTTTGACTTCTGTGTAGTATACGATGTATGCCACATTATCTCTCCGCATACTCCGCATCTCATCTTACCACTAAGGCAATATGGACCGGAAAAATGTCCAATGTATACCTCTTTTGCCGCGCCTTTATCTGATTCTATTTTCTTCTTTCGCCTTTCGTTTAGAATATGGTTGGCTTGTTCCCATATTTCTTCCGATACGATCGCTGGTACACCGCCAGGGATCTCCACCCATTCGTCTTCATCTGTAAATGTAGTTTTCTTGGTATAAAAATCCTTATGAGTTTTTCCGCCAACCAATACGCCTTTATATTTCTCATTGCGAATCATACGTTTCAAAACAGAGATTGAAAAGATTGTTCCTGTACTTGATTTGATTCCCATGTCATCTAATTGAGTCACAATTTTGCGAAATCCATTACCAGAGACATAGGATGAAAACACAAATCGCACTATTTCGGCTTCTTTTTCATTGATAAACAATTTTCCGTCTTTTTGATCATATCCCCATAATCGGTTATTGCCATAAACAGTGCCGCCCTTTTGACTTCGTTTGGCTGCTGATAATATCTTCCTACTTAAATCCTTAGAATATTCTTCTGCCATCATTGCCTTGATTCCGGTTATGAGCGCATCATCAGGTGTATAAAATGCATGGTCCAAATAAAGATATAACTTCTTTTTAGTTCTATTTAGACGGTCAACAAACAAATACCAATCTAACACATTACGCATCAAGCGGCTTTGATCCTTAATGACGATGATATCGAATTTATTTTCGAGCATATCTTCAAATAGCCTATTGTATCCCTCTCGCCCATTGCGTGTAGTACCAGACTTCCCCTCGTCATAATAGTGATCGACTAAAACCCAATCTTCATGCGAATTAATGAATGCTTCAAGTTCTTCTCTCTGTTTTTTTAATGCATTTATTTGTTTCTCTTCCTCGGTTGAAACTCTCGCATAATAAACTGCTTTTCTCGTAATACCACCTCCAAAAATTATGTATCTATATTATAAGATTATTATTTTATTGTTTGTGTATTACGGGACAATTTTTTTGGACTTAACTCTTCACGACAAAATCTATACTCATATTCTGATATCAATTTTTCATTTAGTAAAAAGTCAAGCAATGATAGCTCGGTTTTATACAAATTATCTTCTGATGTGTTGATTTCTCCTATAACCTTTCCTTTTTATTTGCCCCGTGTTATTTTACACGGGGCATTTTTTACAAGTTGCTTTCCTTGTATTTAATCTTATCACGCTCATTGTCTTAGAAGATCTGCAAGATATCGCTCATCTTTTTTATGATGCCCTTTCAAATGTTTATATCTTTTAATTGTCTCCACAAGAAAATCGATTCGTTTGCCATAATATGCGTGATAAAATGCTGTGCTGTTGTCATAGCGTATACCATTGCACACAATATTTTGCTTGCTAAACATTTTTGGTGTTACTTTGGATTTTACTTTTTCAAAATCTTTATCTAGCTTTTCGGAAATAATAAGCAGCATTTCTAGCTCTGGTTTGGTACAATATTTTTCAATGCCAACGATTTGCTCCTTATATTCTTTCGGAATCTTAAGTTCGTCACTTAATTTGTCTCCAATTCTTAGTATCCGTACGTCTCCATGGTATAAATTCAGCGCGGTTTTTACAGCACCATTATTGCCGATCTGCCTTGCATGGTACGGAACTAAGTTCAGTAAATCATCCTCGGTCAACACCAACTTATTGTTTTCCAACAGCATTTGTATGACTGCAAGCTCGTTTGGGCCTTCACACATAATCAAGGCCTTCATTTCAACAGCTCCTTTTTCAACGCCACAAGAGCATCATAGCTAACCGCAGTATCAAAGGCATTGCTATAGAACTGTCTACTTTTAAGAAGCTCCGGCCTAACATTGTAAGTTTCGTACATATTGTCCAAATGAATTTTTATGTCTGATTTTGCAACCCAAATATTGTCTTGCCGATTAAACAGGTCCAAGACCTCACAATAATGTGTAGTAAATACGAGAGTTGCTGCATTTTTGTTCACTCGTTTGTCCTTAAACAGACTTATCATATTTTCAACCAAGGCTTTATGGAAGTGGTTTTCCACCTCATCAATCAACAAATCGAATCCATTTTCCAGAGCAGCCACTACAAAAACATACAGCAACACACCTTTCGTGGTTCCACTGGATAACATATATACTAGTTCAGAGTCAGAAAGCTCTTTTACATAATCTTGATATACAAGTTTATAATGCTTTTCATCCAGCATCTCTAACGCTTGAATTTTGTCATCAAATATCCTAATGACTTTCTCTAAAGTACTTCTTGGAATCATATACGTCTTCAATGCTCTGAATAGTAATCGATATGTGTCAGCTCCCTTCCCGTCACAGTCAAAGTACACCGCACGTGTGGCTTTCTTTTTTAGGACAAAAAAAACAATAGATGTATCTTCAGGCAGCTCTCCAAGCCCTATAATTTCATCGAATCCAGCGTCTGCATAGATCTCCTTTAATTTAGTTTTATAATATTTCTTTTTATAAAGGTGTTGCTCTGTGAAGTTTGCTCGATTTCCCAAGCTAGAATCTGCTTTCAGAACAGTTGTATATTTGTAAATGTCACCATCGTGATAAAAAATCAGTTCCAGTGTTACATTTTCATAGCTGTAATGCTTGTTTTCTAGGCTAAATTCTCCAAGGATTGTGTATCCACATTCCAACAGTTCTATTGCAGTTGTCTTGCCTGACGCATTCCTTCCCACAAACGCCGCAGTATTGAACACGTACAACTCATCGGCGATCATTTGCAATTCGTATTCTTTATCCTCACTTGTTTTTTTCGACTTTGCTATAAGGTCAATTGTAAAATTGTCGCAACAATTTTTAAAATTCGACGCGCGAACTCTCAAAAGTTTCAATTGGACACACCCTTCCTTTTATTTACTTACATACAGTATAGCACGCAAATAGATTTTAAACAATATTTTTGTTTAAAATTCATCCAAAATTCAATGCATACGGTACTAAAAGCATAATCCATATATATAATCACTGTTCACATTGAATCCGCAAGCCATGCTTGCTGCCATCCTCGTACTGGTCTCAATATACGGCCATTGCGCCAAGAATGGTATAAGCATGAAGGTACTACTCAAGGCCATTGGTGTTGAGATTACAACCTCCAAACCGAAGTAATCCAGCAACGTAGATGCACCAATCACCTACGTATCCTTTTTTGAAGATTTAAACATCGCGCAAGCCAATCAAACAAGAACCGTTCACAGATTAAACAAATAGTTGAGATCAAACATGACGTTGCACTTTACACATAATTATGCTATAATAATGTACATGAAAGGTGGAATTTTGTTATGCCTCAAATTAGGCCCATTACGGATCTTAGAAATACAACTGAAATTTCAGAACTTTGCCATGCGAACCGAGAGCCTCTTTTCATCACCAAAAACGGTTATGGTGACTTAGTAGTTATGAGTATTGAAATGTACGAAGAAATGATTGAAACAGCACGTACGGATATGGCAATCAGCGAGGCTGAAAAGGAATTTTCTGCCGACGGAGTTCTTCTAAACGCACGAGAGACACTTTCATCTTTGCGGAGGAAACATTTTGGATGATTATAGTGTAAAGCTTTATGCTCGTGCATATCGTGATTTAGATGATATCTATACTCATATAGCCAAAAGCTTGATGGAGCCAAGCACTGCAGTTAGACTCATTGACGAACTCGAAACCGCTATTTTTAGTTTAGAGCAGTTGCCCGAACGTGGGCCGATTCGACGCATTGGAGCTTATGCCGACAGCGAATACCGTCACTTGTTTGTAAAAAAACATGTTATCATTTATCGTGTGCTAAAGCCACAAAAAGAAGTGCATATCATCACAATACGATACGCCCAAGCAATATTTGAATCGAATGTTAACCACAATGCAAGGCAGTCCATAAAACGGACTGCCTTTTTTATTTATCCAAACGAGGAGGGTTCGTCTACTTTCCAGTGCTTCCGAACCCATCGGTACCACGCTCTGTTTTCTCCAATTCGTCAACTTCAACAAATTCTCCATCAAGTGTTTTGATAAAGGCAAGCTGTGCGATCCTATCACCTTTTATAATGTAGCGTGTTTCCCCACTGTCGTTGTATACAGGCACCAAATATTCACCAGTATAATCATTGTCACATATCCCCACACAGTTAGCTGGACGAAGCCCTTGCTTCGCAGCTAGGCCGCTTCGAGCGAAAATAAAACCAGCATGGTAAGGCGGCGGCTTGATCGCAATGCCGGTTCCAACTTTTACCGTCTCTCCGGGTTTGATCATTGCGTCTGTAACAGCATAAAGGTCATAAGCATTTGCCCCGTCTGACCCCTTCGTCGGGATTTTTGCATCCGGGCGCAACTTCTTACAGTAAAATGCGTATTTCATTTTGTTCCTCTTTTCGTTTGTTGTTTTTATTTCTTTATTGATGGCATTCTGTTATCAAGGAGCCTTTGTGCCTAATCGCCAGTGATTGATTTCATTCACAAACCCGCTTTGAAAAAACAGAAGCGGCGTCTGCGACGAAACAGCGAAATAGAACAAAGGAGGAAATGTGTGAATATCATATTCGCAACCTGCAACTTTGGAATATTGGGTTTAATCGTTTTGTTTGTCGTACTTTTGGCACGACATCTGGCGGTTAGCCAGGTACTCAAAGCTGATCGTGATGAAATCAGTTTTGAAGATAAGTTGTTTGGGTTCACCTTTACAGCCAAAGGTAGACCCAGGCGGCATAAGCCAAAGCGTTGAGGTCATCGACAGCACGGCAGTCTATTTTCTACTGCCGGAATTTTTTTGCTAAAGTGAGACTGCAGAATACAATACTCACACATTCCTCTCAAGGAGTAGGTTATTAATTCGGGTGAGTTTTTTTCACGAACCTATCGTTCATGAGGTCACATATCTCACCATTTGCAACTCTAAAAAATTTTTGGTTCGTCGTACTTGAATCAAGGCCACCAAGTGTTTTTATGTATGGCCCTATTTTAAGATAATCTAGCAAATGCAAGATCGTTTTAAAGATGCTGACATCTTCTGCACCAGAATAGACACATGTCTTCAGGCCCTGTGCCTTGACTTTTTCTAAAAGAAATTTCAAATCATCCATTGCCTGGTCCCCTCCCATGAAGCATACACAGGTGATGAGGCTGCTATGTTTGTCAAGGAGTTTATCGATATCGTCATCTACAAAATCTCCAAAATCATTTGCAAGATATGAAGAATGGCATTCGCTGCAATGATACGGACAATTTGTTATGTTAATTGCCAAACTAATTTCGCCTGGCACCTCTTGAAACACAATGTCGTATCCAGCATATTTAAGCTTTTGCATAATATCGCTTTTTTGCTTCTTTCTGACGCGCTTCAGAGAAATTTGAAACACGTTTCAAATATCCAATTACGCGCGTCGCGTAATCTATATTTTTACTTCCGCATTTTTCACAGTGGTCAAGATGATGTTTGCTGATGTGGCCACAGTCATTGCAAATTGTATTTGGCACGTTTACTGTCCAATAAGAACAACCGGTTTTAATTGCCACCTTCATCAGGTGTTTGTACTGCTCCTTAGAAAGGTGTTCGTCTAAATTAAGATGAAGCGCCGCGCCTCCATCCAAGTTTCCTGTCATCGTTTTACCATGCAGAATGAACTTGTCAATCGGAGTTGTGTCAACATCATCCACTAAATAGAAATAACTATTGTAACATTCTCTGGGAGAGAAATACCCACCCTCTTTGTCCCATTTAGAGTTTTTCACCCCAAGGTTTTCAGCCGGCACATATTCCGTGTTGAACATAACATCGGATGTACGCGCGGCTTTATTCTTCTGATAAATCACCGACAACAATTCGTTTACAAAATTACAGTACTCATTGTCGTCGGGGCTGATACTGTAACCAAGGTATTCAGCGCCCTCTACAAGTCCATTAATTCCGATTGTCAAGAACTGCTTTTCCAGAGATATATAGCCAGCGTCATATACCGGCAGTAATTTCGCATTAAACGAGTCCTGCAACAACGCATCGTATGCCAGCAAATACTTGTGGACATCATCAACCTGTCCAGAAAGAGCAACCTTGATATCCTTGTCGTTTCTTACTGCATTTTGAATAAGACGGTTCATATTGATTGTAATGACACATTTAGAGCCAGTTGATACACCGCCAGCGCCAAGAGTAAATGAAAATGTATTGTCCTGCAGTTCATTTCTTAGCCGACAGCATGATGCCAGCGAATCAACGCTACTGCTATGATAATTGAAGAAGCTGTGGCCTTCCGAAAGCATCTCGGCTGCAAAGTCAGCCCATTCTGTGTCGACATAGTTTTCTCCGTCGTCTAATAGATTTAGCGTCTCAACGGGGAATGTGAGTATCTGTTTGCACCTTTCTTTATTGAACCATTTCATGAATCGTTTTTGCAACCATGAAACGGAGTCCCACTTCATTGCACTTCCATCCGGAAATACAAAATTTTCAAAGAGGCCATTAAAATATGGCTTATCAAAATATGCAATATTCCAAAATATACTCTGAAAACTCCTCGCTGCCGCAGGCTGATTCAACGAATAAACGATCTGTTCAAACTTGTCGCAAATCACCTTGTCAATTGTCCTTCTGCGCGAAGAAAGATCCACTACCGTGTCTGCGTGCAGATAATAATCGTCGCCATATTCTTTGCGCACAAAATAATCCATATAGGACAAGAACTCTGGCGTAGAAACCGCACCTGCAAATTGCGACGCAATCGCAAAACACAAATTGATGAATGATCCAGCAAATGAATCAAGATTGTGCGGCGCGCCACTTCCGCCTCCCAGATTACGCAGCCCGTCGAACAGGAATGGATACATTGTAATGCTTACGCAATACGGAAGTAACGGATTTGTTTCATCATGCTTATAAATCTCGTGATTTTCCAGTTGATCAATGTACCGTTCCGCATATTCTTCACCAAACATTTCTGCCAGCTTCTGATACATCCGCAATCGATTAATGCCAATACCGTCTTTTTTATACAACTCACCAGTAAGTGTCGTAACATTTTTATTTTCAACATTTGCATTAGCATCCACTTTACTACCTGAAGCAGCATTCAAAGAACAACTGTATTCTTTGATATAGTCAAGATATGGTTGATATCGTCTTAATTCCTTTTTGTAGTTCATGCCTCTATTCCCTTTACCCATTGAAATGCACTCTTAAAGTCCATTATATTGCCATCAACTTCAAGACACGGTACAGACATAATCCCCTTGCTGTTCATTACATCTATGTCATTACACTCTTCGTATTCAATTTTCGCTCGAGTCATCATATTTTCAAGTATCCGACATTGGGGACAACGCGTTGAGTAAAACACGATCTTCATTTTTCACCACCACCTTTCAGTCTATTGATCTCATAATCTATATAAAACCTAGCCTTTTCAAGATCCTCTACGGTTTTAGACGGATCTTTGCGGCCGGCGCGGGCTATGTATTTTATCGCATTACCGAGCTGAAAGTTCAGCCTCCAATCATTTATTACATCTATGACTTCGTACTTCCCAATATTGTAGTGAGACGGATGTTCTACTGTATTACTCAGTCCTGTACACTCCTTTCAGTGTAAGATGTCTGCCGCAGCTCTTATGTTCTGGACAGAACGGATAATCCACATGCGCTTCGCACTTTGGACGAAGCATTTCATCCGCCTGCGGCATAACATCAACAACAAGCTTGCGCATTTCTTTTGCTGCTTCTCTGATTTCCCACTGCGCACGATTGCAAAGGCGTTCACGCATGAAGTTGATCAAGCTTCTCAGATTCATTGTCACATAGATCGCAGTGACACAAGCATTGGGTAAAACATAACGTGCATCCTCCGCAGGCCTGCCCATGCTGTTTTTTAAATGCACATATTCATCCAGCGCATTTTCAATTGAGTCATGATACGATGACAGTTCGATCGAAGGAGGAGTCACATATCCAAATCCATCTTCGCCGCAATACCGCTGGCTGCGCTGAGAATAGCTCGCCATACGATGGCGCACAAGTTGGTGGCTACACGCACGCGATATACCGCTAATTTTAAAAGTAAAACTCGCATGTTCAAGCACGCTGTGATGCCCGCTGCGGTAACACTGCATTACAAGCTTACATTCTCTAGTAGGTATACTGTCATAACAAACACTAGCTGCCTGTTCAATAACCCATGCTGGGTCTGGTGTGTGTGCAACAAGCTCGACTTCCAATTACCATTTTCCCCTTTTCTGTTTTTCTTTTTCAGACGTATCGTTTCCAGCTTCAATTTTGCTTCCAGGCAGTTCACTTCCGGGATAATAGTCTTTCAAAATTTCCGGATCTACTTTGTATGTATGAACTTTGCCACATTCAGAATCATATCTTTGAACCATCCGATTGACTTCGGCTTTAGCTCGCTCTTTTCTATACAGTTCTCTACTTAAATTCAAACGACCTTATTTCTCCTCCTCCATTATCTGTAATCAAAAATTGGTGTTCTACCGGAATCCAGCTTGTCAAGCGAGGCATCACTATTTACACGATAAAAAATATACATCCCAGTAATTTTATTGTAGGTAATAACATGCGTGGGATTATTGTCAAAACCATTCATATAAGTGGTTTGAACAATCTCTTGATTTTTGGGTGTTTTAATTTTCATTGTCCTCATCGCCAAATTCTTCCTCTTCGGAGTCATATTCATAGTAGCCATCACAACCAAGTGTTAGCAAAATATCATCAACTATGTATTTAAAAATGCCCTTGAAATCAACATGTTTACCAGTAGTAGTATAAATTCGCTCTTTCTCATAATCCAAAATCTGATATGCCATAACGCCAGCAATGAGCGCTAATAGTATTGCCAGCATACTATTGAAATTCATCAGTAACACCGGATTTTCACAACACAATCATCAAGCGCTTTAGACCATTCCTCAGAGCTGATTTCTTCAAGATTGTCAATCACACGGCCTTCACCATGAGCAACATCAAAACAAAACAATCCAAAGTCCTCTGTCCAAATCAGTTCGTCTCCGCAAAGTGTAGAATCTGGAGCATCAGCAAAAAATTTGAACGGTGTTTCAAAAGCAATCACATTTACTCTATATTCATTATTCATCACAACTCCAATGACCTTCATATAAGTAATGTGGTCCATTGCTCTCGTATCCTTATAGCACTTTCCAATGTATTTTCTATTGTTGTTTATTTTTGCGATTTTCTTTTTTTCGAAGTACGAATCGATCTTCAACGTAAGTTCGTTTCGCGTTTTAACCAATTGATCGATTTCTTCATCTGTCAAATTATCATTCGAATTTATATTCATATATTCCTCCCATCATAGTTCATATATTACAAAATCGTGGATACTGCTATCCTCCAGATACCAATCCATCTTTCAATTGATTTCCTTAATTTCATTTTCCATTTGACTGCACGCACTTTTACTGTCAGTCTTTCGAACTTGCTCAAGAATCAAATCTCGGCGTTCTTTCAATGCGTCATACACCTGTGCAATCGGAATTTTTTTTAACACATTGATTTCAATTGGTTTGCCACAAAACGGGCAGAATTTGATCCTTTGATATTCTTCCCAATCAAACGTATCACCCCACGAATAATCCACATGTCTGTTAATGAGCACCAAAGCGGGCGTTTCATCTTCAGGCTCAGCAAACTTGATGTCAACATTTTTTGCTTTAACAACTTCCCGGCAACAGGGACGAAATTCCTTAATCTTGATGGTGCGCTCCATCGGCATATCTCTTGGAATACATTCCTCGCCTGTGTCTATGCTGTAGATCAATACATCAATTTTCAAACTGTAATTAACTCCTATCTTATTTTGTATCTTCTCATATAACTTTAAATGTGATATGCTTTTAAAAAAGGTATAAAAGGCAGTGATCCAATGGATAAGGTATGCAAAAAAATTTTAAACAAAATGATTTCAGCTGGAGAGGGTACTGAATACTGGTGTAGTTTTATAACTTCATCTGGTAATATTTTCATTGAGGATTTCGCGAAGGACATCGAAATGAACTCGGCCGATGTGCGTGCTGCAATGAGCTACTTAGTAAAAGAAGGCTACCTCACATATGAAATGGGCGTACCGAACCCAATAGGGGTACATCTGTCGTATACTGGATTAAAGTGGAGAGAGTCTTATTATAAATCCATACTAAAATACATCGCGGACAAGTGGACAGATATTATAGCTTCTATTATCTCTCTGATTTCTCTCATACTTTCGATAATAGCGTTAAACAAAAGGTAAAACAGTCACTGCGAAAATTACTATCGCTATAAGAATGACGATAAGTGCAACTCCAAATACTATAAGCGCGCAATAAACAAATCCCATTTCTTGGTCCCTTACTCTATCTAGCATTGTTGTAATGTTTTCAGTCTCAATATGCACACCATCAATTTCGACACATACCGGAATTTTGTCTTCAGTATCATTTATCCAATCTCGTTCATATACGACTTTGATGTTGTGCCGGCATGGACAAAACTGTTCTGTTCGAGCCTTCACTGATTCGTCTTTATATATTTTTTCACACATGCTTTTTATCACTTATTGCCTTCCTGAAGAATAAGAGTTTTCATAACAAACCTCATTCATCATATTTAATTAGAAACAGCGGATCTACAGCCTTGAAGCTTACTTTTCCATCTTGCGAACGAAAAACAATCCCTTCGCGCAATGTCGAGCCGAGCGCGCTCTTTCCATGCGCATATTCAAGCACTTTGTCTACTTTATCCGGAAGAATGTAGCTGGTGTCAATAATTGGAACAAACTTCAAACCATTCGCTTCGCAAATATTTTTGGCATTCAAAGAACTCATACGCCCTTCTGGAGTGATGATATTAAACACATATAAATCCGGAATCTTAACTTTGTACTTGTTGCCTTGTACATTGGGGGCAATGCATTCTCCCTGAATGGCAATCCAATCAAAATTCCCGATAAGCTTTCTAAGCACTTTTTCAATGTCGTATCGGTCTGACACGGACCAGTATGAAGAGTTGTCTTTGTTAAACAAACGCAGATTCCGAGAGCAAACCATATACTCAAACTTATCTTTAATGAGTGGTATCTTAGATTTGTGCCGTTCAAGGCAGAATGTTCCGCTTTGTCCATCAATTTTTTCCGTAGCAACAAATGGCTGCTTTTCTTTTAGAATAAAAGGAATGTTCTGAATGCGTGTTTCGTCTGTTTTGTGTACGAATGCCGGAAAAGCTTTCGATCCGCGCTTGTCGTAGCGACGCACGAGCTTCCTGAACCATTTGAACCTCATGAGCCATTTTGGATACTTTTTTGAATCAAGCTGCGTTTCACCAAGTGACTTCGGCTCTCTGTCCATGGTAGGTTCATATTGTTTAACACCCATGATGTCTGTAACATCGTCACCAACTTTGTACTCGCTTTCCGGCAGAATACTCAACGGAAAACAAATGCCCTGGCTGATAACGCCGCCCATTTTCATCGTCTTGATTCGGAAGTTCTTATTTCTTAAAAATTCAAACTCGGGCTTCTCAGGTAGTACCGAATCAATTTCACAATAAACACATTTGTCGCCAACCTGAAATTCGTTTTTCTTTACGATAACACTCCATCCATCAATGATCGCAAGCTCAATACGGTCTTTCCCTTCAATCGGATGCAGTGCTGCAATTTCCTTAATACTTGCCAGTGTACGCAAATCTTTAGTCCTCCAATTACATCAATTTAAGCCATGTCTGGCGCGAAATAGAATTATTATTATGAATGCACCTTAGAAACGCTTTCGGCTGCGCAAGCAATAAACAGCGTTCTTTTGAGCGCGTAAGCGCGGTATACAACAAGCAGCTATCCAACAAAATGTAATGTGTGGTATCAATTGCCACAATTACAGTTTTATATCCGCTGCCCTGAGCAAGATGAACTGTAAGAACATATGCGAGTTCCACTTGGCCCATTTCGCTTCTTTTGTATGTAATAAGCTTCTTATCTCCACCGGATGAATACTCAACCGTAAAACATTGAGTTCTTTCATCACCCTCACCATCTTCAAAAATGCTCGTGACATATCCTGTCTCACCATTGAAGACATTCTTATCATAGTTGTTTTCACGCTGAATGACCTTTGAACCAATGCGAAATGTTTTTGTGCCATAATCGATATGCTCTTTGTGCTCAGATGCCGGCAGCAACTCGTCCTGAATGATTTTGTTCATCACAGTCGTTGAGTTCGGACAATCTTTTTTTCTGGGCACTACGATCACCACATTATCCGCTCCTTCTCTTTCTGCCGTAGAGAGAAACGTTTTGATTGCTATGTTTTGAATGGCCTCATTGCTGTCACGAAACATGTAAATCATATCCTCACGTTTGCCGCTTACAATTTTCAGCTCCGGCTCTTTAATTGGATTTATACCCATACGAATTTTGTTAGCATCCATCAAAATTCCAGAGTCTAGCGCTTGGCGCATGACCTTTGTAAGCATAAGAATATTGAATACATTCGTTTTATCAAGCACATCACTGAACACATTGCCAACACCAATCGGAGGGAGCTGCCGATTGTCTCCACACACAATAAGCCTTCCTCCCGGCTTCACAGCTCTGATAAGGTCATAGAACAACTCGACATTTACCATTGACGCCTCATCGAGAATAACAACATCAGCCGCAAGCGGATTGTTGTTGTCATGGATAAATGACTTTCCGTTCCACCCAAGCAACCGATGGATCGTAGACGCTTTATGCCCAGTGGCTTCTACGATTCTTTGCGCGGCTTTAGCCGATAAAGCACAACACGACACCGTTTTATATTTGTACGCTTTTACAATCGCATTAAGCAATGTGGACTTACCTGTGCCTGCAAATCCGCAAATACACGAAAAGTTACGATTCAAGGCGCTCCTGACCGCCGCACGTTGTTCCTCAGTAAAAGTGAAGCCAAGGTCATGTTCTGCTTCGCCAACAGCGTCTTCTGCATCAAGATTCCAATCATCGCTGTATGAATCGATTTCCTTCAAAATGTCATAAATGCCTGTCTCCAACTCAAAATACCGCTTCAACCCAACTTTGGCACCATCAAAATGAAGGAGCATTTCACTCTGCCGTTCTTGAGATATTAACCTGCAATATGCATCCTTGCATTCCGGGATATTATCTTTTGCAGCTTGTTCGAGCACATCAACTGTGACCCAAGTATTACCATCTGTTTCAGCTGATTCATTCAGGAACCATTTAACGAACGCTATCGCACGCTTAGGCGAATCAATGATTTGTGGATTCAATTTGAGCGCAAGACCATCGACACGCTTAAAGCCAAGCCCTCTGATGCGTGTCATGATATACGGATTATCCAGCAATTGCGCTTTGAGAAGCGATGGATTAGGCTCTCCGGACAATAGCTTTTGAATCATCTTATAACTGACCCCAAGTGGCTGAAGAAGAGAAAGAATATCGGAAATCACATAATTGCTGAGCACCATATCCTTGATACGCTCATATGTTGCGTATCCTATTCCCTTGACGTTCTGCAAATCCACATTATCCGTTCCCTCTATAATTTCATTTACAATATTGGGATAAGCAGAGATAAGAGCATTTGCCTGACTATTAGTCAGTAATGCGTGTAAAAACTTTTCCTGTTCTTCCCTCGTAGATGGCCGCTTTGAAATCACCACGTACGGTTTATACTGATAAGATTTATATTTCTTATTGAATACCAATTCCGCTTCAACGTCATACTCCTGGCCGACTGTTAACTGCTGCATATTGCCAGCTAGAATTGACCATTTTGTTTTTTGGGTTGCTTCTTCATCGTCAAAAGGCGAAACCTCGCGCTCGTCAAATTTTGGAATATCATCAGTTGTTGAAAAAACATATACTCCAAAGTCATTGCCATAGTATCGCTGTATCTGAGGGACAATTGTAAATTTTAATCTTTCAGAAATACTTGCTACTCCTTTCCGACACTAAATGTCTGATATTTTTCTATCTTTTAACCACTGTGTATATGGCTTAATTGCTTTTACTGCCGTAAGCTTTTCATCGCTTCCTTTTTTGCACAGCATTGCCACTTGAGCACCTCTGTTGATAATATCTTCATTCTGTTTGAATTGTGTATGCCAGCAAACAACCTCCATTAAACCAAACACAGAGTACATATTCAAAAAAGCGAACTGTTTTCCTGTTCGGTCCTTCTTCTTTTGAACATTGGCAATGATACCTACGATTGTTACATTGGTATCAGGGGCAGCTTCATCATAATCCACATTGATGTACTGATATGCGTATTCGAATGGATTGACGCCAAGAAAAATGGACAACGCCTCAAATTCCCAAAACGCTTCGTTCTGCATATACTTTTCTTCAAACTCATGCATCTCTTTCATGCGTCTTTGTTCCTGATAGGTATAAAATTCAATGCGTTTTCTACTGTTAAGCAAAGCCAGGCGTTCTTCCTTGCCTTTAATCACCGAACAATCAATTCCATATTTATTGAGCATGACTTTATGCGTGTAAATGGTTTTTACCGGTGTGTATTCTTTCTGCTCAAAAAGTGATTGCGCATAACGCTCCAACAACTCACGTTTGTCTTTGCATGGTAACGCGCCGGCTTTTATGAGCGATACCACCACCGCAGTGGACGGAGAAACACGCGTGATAAAATCTTCAAGCCCCGTGAATGGCCCATTCGTTTTACGTTCTTCTAAAATTTGTGCTACAACCTTTTCCCCAACCCCTCGGATGGCCTCAAGACCAAACAGTATCTTAGAGTTATGCACCGTAAAATATCGTTCTGACCGATTGATATTGGGAGGCAATACACTAATGCCAAACGCCTTTGTGTCTATGATGTACTTATTTATTACGCCATAATCATTGCGGTTCTGGTTGAGTAACGCCTTAAAAAAGTATTCCGGGTAGTGCGCTTTCAAATACGCAGTCTTGAGCGTTAGAATGGAGTAAAGCGCAGAGTGCGATTTATTGAAAAGATATCCGCCTTTTTCTTTGAGATCATCGCTGATTTGTTTTGCAATCCCTTCAGGATATCCGTTTGCAATAATTTCTCCATACAACTTCTCAGACTCTTCTTTTACAAGTTCAATATTCTTTTTGCCGATAGCCTTTCTAAACTTGTCAGCCCCTCCGTAGCTACGGCCTCCAAATTTCCTGACAACATCCATGAGCTGTTCCTGATAAATCATACAACCATAAGTCTTTTTCAAAATCGGTTCCATGTCGGGATGGATGTAGGTTATTGCCTTTTCACCGTTTTTGCGATTGATATAGTCTTCAAGAGCACCCATGCTATCTGGACGATACAGTGCCAGCACGGCCGAAACATCTTCGAGGTTTGTCGGTTTCAACCTCAAAAGCAAATCGCGCATACCGCTGCTTTCAACCTGGAACACGCCATTTGTCCTTGCGCTTGCAAGCAATTCGTACATTGCCGTGTCATTCGCGAACTCAGGATTGTTTACGCTAAGATCCCATTCTGACAGTCCAATGTCTTTCATTGCCTCTTGAACAACCGCTAGGGTTGAAACACCAAGTACGTCGAACTTGATGATTCCGATTTCCTCAACCTTTTTCTTATCGACTTGAATGACATGTTCGCCTTTGCTTCCAAGTTTCATTGGCATATAATCTGTAATTTTTGCATCAACAATGCCAACTCCGCCAGCATGTATGCTCACGTTGCGCAACCGTCCGGAAATATGAGAAGCTATTCGGAAAAGCTCATCGTATTCACTATAATCATCGAGTAGTGATTTATTATTTTCAATACACTCTTCAAACGTCTTGTACGTGAATTTTTTACTTATTCGATCGCAGACGCTATACGGAATGCCAAGTACTTTTCCTACATCTTTGATTGCCACGATAGGGGTTATATACGAATAATTAATGATTTGGCATACGTGGTCTTCTCCGTATTTTTGCGTAAGATAATCAACAATAAACTCACGATTCGAGAAATCACAATCGACGTCTGGCATACTTACACGCTCCGGATTCAAGAAGCGTTCAAAAATCAAATCATTTTCAATAGGGTCAAGCTCTGATATTCCAAGCAAAAAATTCACAATAGAGCCGCCGCCAGAACCACGGCCGTCTCCTACCGCCTGTCCATTCTCTTTCGCATATTTAATGAAGTCCCACACAATAAGGAAGTATCCATCAAACCCCATTTGGTGAATAATTCCAAGTTCATATTCAAGCCGTTTCTCCCTTATTCTTTGTGCAGCGCCGCTGAGCTTATCGAAACCTCTTTGTTCCCATCCTTTCTCCGTAAGATGTTTGAGGTAGGAAAGATTGTCTTCAAATCCATCTGGCAACGGATATGTGGGAAGTTGCGGTGCCTGAAATGGCATATCCACATTTTCTATCATATCGGCAACCTTATTGGTGCTTGCAAGGCCAAGCTTTACGTTCTCCTCTCCAATTTGAGAGGACATAACCTCATAAATCTCAGCTTCTGACTGAATGTAGCAGCCATCGTACAGTTCTGTCAGGGTTTCATCGTCGTGAGCAATTTGAACATGACGTGCTTGATAGTACAAATCATCCTTCGTCGCAGCATGACTATCCGTAGTAATAACAAACTCTGTGTTTGTTGCCTCAGCCAGTTCTAACACTTTTTGATTGTATCGGCGCTGTTCATCTGTATTATGACTTTGCATTTCAAGAAAGAAATTAGGGAATGTGCTTTTGTACTCATTGATATACTTAACACACTGGCCATAGTCTGATTCTCTGGCGAGTTTTGATGCCAAACACGCAGACAAAATAATAAGATCATCCGCATATGGTCTTAAATGCGCTAAATCGATTCGCGGTTTAAAATAGAATCCTTCAAAGTTGCTTTGTGTGACAATTTCATTGAGAGCCACTCTACCGCGCTCATTTTTAGCAAGAGCCACAAGATGAAAGTATTTACTATTGCTGTCTTTCACTGACATGTCAAAACATTCATACAGCTCAACACCATAAATCATCTTGATTTCAGGATAATTCTTTTTTAGTTCATCAAAATAAATCCAGCTATATGCATTGCCGTGTTCGGTTATTGCAAATGCATTAAGTCCTACCGACTTTGCTCGTTCGAGATATTCTTGCGGATGTCCGTATCCGTCAAGTACAGAAAATTCAGAATGATTGTGAAGAGAGCTGTACATCACAACACCTCATATTCTATAATGATAAACTGAGGAGTCGCCATGCTCTTATAAACGTTGATCGACGCGCGGCCAACGATATTAATATCAAAGCTTGCCGTTGAATCATATGGATCGTTGAGTGCCTGATAGATTGGATCTGTTTCATTGCACGAGAATTTGACAAACTCAACTCCGGTTTCCTCGTCTTTCCACTTCAGAGTATTGCTTTGCTTTCCTATAAGTGAAACCTGTTTTTTGTCAAGATGAACACCTTCAACCGCAATGTACGGCTCCTCAACCATTTGTCCCCAACATCTGGACATTCCATCAATTTTCTTGATAAAAGGGAAAGTAAGCTCCTGATTGCCAATGACAAAGTCACACTTATACGACTTCAAGATTGGGCTGTCTTTCAATCTCTCATTACACGATTGAATTGCTTTGGGAATGTTTTCTTTTTTGATTTCAACCCCAAAGGCATTTTCGTGTCCCATAATGCTCTCAAAGCATCCCGTTGATTCCAAAAACAATTTCAAATTATCGATTGAACCGTTGTTGATATTTCGCCCAGAGCCACCATACAAGTTCTCATCTTCATTCCGCTTACGAAGGAGCAGACATGGCCGCGTATACTCTTCAGCGATTCGTGTTGCCGTCAGACCAGTGTATACTTCGTCAAGAAGCCCGGTCACATTGACAAAAAGAATCTTATTTTCACGCTGGTTGTACCGCTCTATAAAATCACGGATGGCATCTTGGCCGTGCTTACACGCCTTGCTTTGGCGGTTTCTTATGTTAGTAGCAAGACGAACAACTCTTTCACAAATGCTTTCCTCCGTTGCTTCTTTTTCACCGCGTTTCTTATATTTAAAGGTTTCATACTCTCCGAGCAAAGCTCTGAACATAAGTTCCTTTTCCGCCGAATTTCCTGCCCGGATCACCGCGTTAATAGCCGGCACAATGTAGAATTGAATGTCATGTATTGTAGGATCCGATTTGATTTTAAAACTGTTTTGCTCACACAACTGCTTTATAAGAGGATTTGAAATCAATGCTATACCTTTGTCCGCGATATACTTTGTTTCATAGGAACGCATATCCATCACATCAGCGATATTCCCAATGGCCGCAAGGTCAATATATTTATCTGCAAATGACGTCCACAATTCTTCATCAATCGCCTGCAAAAATTTGTATGTAATTCCCGCGCCGCTAAATTCTTTATTGGTGTATCCGCATGTCTGATTGTTTACAACAATTGCATATGGATTTTCAGTTTCAGCAATATGGTGATCAAGAATTATTACATCTATCCCTGCTTTATTTAATGCCTTACATGGTTCAATATCATTCGTACCAGCGTCAGGGACAATCACCAATCGGGCAGACTTTGGTATTTCAATATCACTTTGAAGGCCATGTTGTTTTCCGCTATGCAGGTGATATGTAATATTTATATCTTTCTTCTGATCTTTTAAATATGAAATCAGCATCGCAGCAGATGTATAACCATCAACATCGCAATCTACGACAACATGAATTTCATCGTCCAAATGACCAAGCAGACAACTAACAGCCACGTCTATGTTTTCAAGATCTTGATATGGAATCAGGCAGTCACTTTTCAAAGAAAGGTACTCTTTTGGGTTTTCTATGCCTCTATTCTTTAATATTGTAAATTCGATATTCGTAACATCATTTCTGCTTCCAGGAATAAGCTCGTAATCCAGCTCCATGTCACCTACTTTATTCTTTTTATGCACTCTGAAATAAGCCTTTTAAATTTTTTCGGATCGTCGGTTGGACTTTCTTTTTCTTCCAAGATACCTACGGTGTCAATAACAGCATACACGTGTATCTCATCAATAAATCGCCCCGCCAATGTATCAAGCTCTTCTCGCGACACATCTTTATCAAAAAGGAACACGACATCTACACACAAACGTGTGAGCATATCAATTTGCTGTCGAGACACCCTTTTTCCGCCAGTAGCGACTGCATTGCACATGCCCATGCTCCAAAGCTGCATAACGCTTTTTTCTGCTTCCCCTACATAAACTTTATGCGCCCTTTGAATTGCATCGTATGTATGATTGAGACCATATAACACTTTTGATCGATTGGTTGGCTCAATATATAAATACTTCAGTTCTCCATCCTTTTGAGCCTTCCCAAACATCCGGCCTTTCACGCCAACCAGTGTACCGATTTCATCCCGGATTGGGATTGTTATCCGGTTTGTCTGTTCATCATATCCAACCTCAAATTTAGCCTGCGTGCCATAATCAATATTGTCCTTGAAAAACAAATCATTTACATACGGCATGTAATACGAAAGAACATTCTCACTGATTGGACGCAATGGTTTACTGTCATAATCCTTTTCAATATCACCACTAAGTTCAATAATCTCCTGTGCAATTCGTATACTGGCAGGAAGATCGGCGTCAAAATCATGGTAATAATCGATTCCAATCCACTCGCATACCATTTTTATTGATTGAAAGAAGGATTCATCTTTAAAAAATTGCACAAGAGAAAACAAGTCTGAGCCGTTGCCCACCTTTGGTATATCCCTCGTGTAATCTACGACTGAGATAAATTCGTTTTCATATACCGTAATTGCTGATTTATTATCTCCGTCCGGATTCCCGCAGGAATAGTATCCTCCTTTGTGCGTTATGTGGTGGCACCCAAGCTCTTCTAAAACTGTTTCAATTTGATTGTTCTCAAGAATATAATTCTTCAGGTCTTGAACTTCAATAAAAGCTCACCTTCACTTTCTTACAAGCTCTCCGACCTCGATCCATGTGTTCAAGTTTAAATCGACTTCAAACAAAAGATGTGGCTTTGTGCCAAACCTATTTTTATCAACATTGAAGGCATAATACCTTTTATTGGGATTTAAATCATGTCTTGCCGGTTCTCCCCAATCCGTCTCAGAAGCAACATACCCATATTTCGAAAACTTATTTGGCGGTATCTCCTTACATAACAACAATGTATGCAGCACACGCTTCAATCCCTTGCAGTTCGCGATTTGATTGGAGACAAGTTCATCCGGTTCAATATAATTGGCATCGTCAGTAAGCTGAATGGACAAATAGCCAAACATATTCAGTTGTTTGCATATTTCCGTGATCTTAGTAACGCTTACCATCATTGCCGCCCAATCTCCAACTGTCGCGATATCGTTTTTCATGGTATCATAGAAAACGTACTCAATGCCTTGCGTCATACTTGCTTTTCGTATTTCAAATTCAAGAGTTTTATCATCATAAGCCATTGAAACATCCTTGGTAAAAATCAGCCCCTGTGTTTGGTCTTCAATCCATTCAGCGATATGCATGATATCGTTATATTCAGATGACAGCTTTGATACACGCTCGATGTAATGCTCAATCGGCTCTGTGACATCACCCCAATCATCTTTTTCAGGATAAATGAATTCTCCGTTTTTGTCCTTGTAAAGACCTAAAGTGATTTCTCTTTCCTGTTTATTCAGATTGATACCATGCAACTGCTGAAATTCGGGATTGTTTATCACTGTTGTGATAAGTGCATATCGCATTTCTTCTACAGTCATCTCATTGAGCATAACCAGAACCTTTTCCTTACGCACAAGCGTGATATATGCAATGAGTTTTGCCATATATCTGCTTTTGCCCGCATTACTGAGCATACCAACCGCCATAACCGACTTCTTTTTCAGGCCGCGAAAAACATCATTCATAATTGGGAACGGAATTGACAACCCCATATCGGGAGCTTCCATGCAATGATGCAGCGTATCCTTTATATTGCTGTTTAGTATTTCCGCACTGTCATTCGTCAAAATCACAGTATTAATCCGATCAGCTTTAGAGCGAATCATACGGTAAATATCGGACGCAGTAAACTTTTCGAACAACTTGTGCGACATGATCTTCTCAATATTAAAACCATTTCGCTGGTATTCTCGAAGCAAGGAATACTTTTTCAGTACTTCAAAATAATTTTTAAAATCATCTATAACAGCAAGCTGCATCCAGTCCGCGATTGTTTTCCAACCACGCAAAAGTTTATACTGCGCAAGACGCTCCTGATTTTCGCTCATGAATGTTACTACAACTGTTTTATTCAAAGCCTGAGAGCGTGTCTCGAATATTGTAACTGCGCACTCATAAAAGAAACGTGTGGCTTCATCGAAAAAATCATATTTGCTTTTGATATACTGACTATATTCAACGATAAGATCAGGGTTACGATAAATTGAACCAACAACCATAATTTCATTGGTAATATTCGATACCGTTTCTTCTATTTTCTCACCCCCCCCGAAATTCAAATTTCGTCGAGTACATCAGCAATTGATACGTCGCCTTTGTGGCGATTGGGTTTGTTTGCACGTGGTATAATGTTTTCGTATATAACATTCGCGGACTCTTGCTGTTGTTCTCCCAGAAGGGATTGCTTTTCTTTCCATTCCAAGTAACCATCATATCTGCTCAATAGTATCGCCAAATCATAACTAATGCGTTGTATTGAATCCATACAATTGCCTTTTTGCTTGTTGTATTCATACACGCGATTAAGGTAAGCTTGCTTACGCTGCCACATATCGAGCAAATCTTCAGGAGGGCATGGTTTTTTTAATCCCTCATATTTTCCGCTGTACACACTGGCCAATTTTACATATATGTATTTAGGCATACATGACAAATCATACGTATACAACAAATAGTCTGTAAGCAATCTTTTGGGGTTATCTGAAGTATTTTTCTCCCTATTTCTGCTTCCTGTCGATCTTCGTTTTTGCGTTACACACTTTGCGATTGCTTCACGAGCATCAACGGACATCTTCTCAACAAGCGAATCCACCTCATCCGAAGGCATTCTGCCTCGTTTTCGGCTGAGAAGTCTTTCTTTTTCACATTTGGCATGTAAAAATCGTTTTGTTTTCTCATCGTAAACGAGGTCCAGAATGTCTAACACAAGATTTATTTCTTCCCCGCAGATTCCGCATTTACGCGTAATCTTCACGACAATCACCCAATATCCTGAACGACTTTAAGGATTTGATGAAGAACCTTTACATCAGAAACCGTACGCATTGCCGTGGGCAAACCTGCGTCAGCAACGGTTTTTTTGGCTTTTTGCTTCAGTACCGGGGACAACGAATTGATCATACCTGTAATTTTGTCTCTCAGCACCTCTGCTTCATTGGTGTTTTCCTCAGGCTCATTTTCATTTTCGCTCTGTTCTACACCAATTTCCTCTGCATATTTACGCTCCTCTGTTTTGATTGCCTCGTGAATAGTGTTCTTAATGACAAATTCTCTATTTCCAGAGGTTTTATCAATCAAATCCTGATAATCGAGCAAAGACGGATCTTCGATATCATCTCCAGCCTTATGAATGCCGGTACGATCTTTCACAACGAAAGCGCGAACCGTCGTATAATCATCTTCGTCACGATACATACGAATACAGGTTTTCGCATTGTAATCCATATTCTTAAAGCCATCAGGAATTTTACGTCCAGTAGCAACAGTGACTTCCTTACCATTGATTTCCTTTGTGATCTTTTCGTCCGTTTCTCGCGCAGTAACGATGTAGTGTTTGCCGGAACCCATCAAATCAAGAATCAATTCCTGTCCTTTAAAATTGACCGTCTGGTAATCCTTAAGTTCCATGCCCGCGCCTTCAATTTTGACGAATTTTTCGTCTCCAGTAAGGCCAGCAGCAGCAGCTTTTACCTTTGCTCTCTTTTTTGAAAACTCAACAATACTTGTTTTTGTGGTAAGATTCAAAACGCTTGCGCCGTCAACCACAATCATATCCGGTCGGAAGGGCTTCCCGTCACTGTCGAGATATACTTCGTCTGTTTCATTTCCATCATCGTCTGGAATGTAAAAATCCTCACCATTCTTGGCCCGTTCAATAAACTCCAAAACTTCTGTAATTGACTGCGTATATGCAATAAGGATATTCCGCATATCAACACCGTTCTCTGCAAGTGTAGGAAGATAATCATCTACGCTACCGCTCTCCGGGTCAAGGTACAGCACTTTGAACGGAGAGCCGTCCGGGTTCTTTAGGTATGCAGATTGCAGCGCCATTGTTGACTTTCCCGTGAACGGATTGCCAAATAGAATCATCTGAATCTTACTCTGAATTGCATTTCCACTTCTAAATCTTGCCAAATTAGTTCCTCCAATAAATTTTTGTGTTATAATATGGGATATAAGTAGCGCTAAGCAAAAGAAATAACCGCGAAGGACGTTTTGTTATGGACTTAAACAACATTAATACCATTCTCACTGGCGTGGAAAGTATTGCCGCAGTCGTTTCCGCTATTGTTGCAGTCATTTCTGCCGTTAGGGCGCACAAGTATGCAAGCATAGCCAAAAATCTAATTTACAATGAAACTTTACGTCTACATGATAATGCACATTTGCAACAAGGCCAAATTCAAAATAACTACATCACAAATGACGAGTCTAAAATACAAGAAATCGCAATAACCGAAGCGCAAAAAGTTACAGCTGGCGCAACATCAAAACTTGCATCCCATATTCCAAAAATGGAATTTGTGGGAGCGGATTTACATGTGTTAACTCCACAATATAAGTCTCATAATATTAGCAACAGCGAAAAAGACTGAACATCCTGCCGCAATTAACGAAACAGTAGCCCAAAAATCAGCTCTTTTCATATCCTCGTTTAGAAATTCAATCAAACTCTCACGGTCCAAATAATCACATTTTTTTGAACTTTTCTTCATATTGCACCTACCTTTTTAGATTACTTTATCTATCATTTATTGGCTCACCACGGCTCATCATCATCCAATTCATCGTTGCTTTCAAGACTCTTGCCCCAGTTGCCACCATTCGAATTAGAACTACCGTAATCGTCTTCAGCTTTTTTTGATGCTGCAATTTTAGCAATTGCCTTGTCAATTTTATCTTCCGAATATTCTTCAGTATCAATTGTCTGAGGATCCGCACCAGTAATCACAAACAAGCGTTGCGTAGGCGAATTTACGCGTTCCATTTTGTTTGCAGTGCCCCAAACACTGGCTTCCTCAACCTCTTCAATATCGCGTTCTACAATAATATCTCCCCAAACTTTGATGGACGAATAAGGCTTAATATTCTTGCGGAATGCAGTAGCCAATTTCGAATCATAGATGACAAACTCTGCATCTTCAATCGACTCATAATTGACAATCTTTGCAGATACCGTAAATTTCGTTTTATCTTCGTTTGGTTCGATCCCGGTAAAAACGATCACCTGAGTAAACTGTGCATTTGGAGTGTAGTCTTCTGCCTCCATGTCAATCGGTCTGCACAAACTTACCTGGGTGGGTACCAAACGAACATTATGCTTATCATTGTATGTACTAAACTCAAGATTTCCCTTTACAAAAACGCTTGCGTCATCTTTCAAGTTCGTGCCAATCTCTTCACATGCATCGAATTCGGTAAGAACTTTTTTGTCGTTGACTTCATTTCCCTTCTTATCAACAATTTTCTTGACACCAACGTTTACGCCAATCATTCGATAGCCTTCTTTATCGAAAGTATACCGATCTTTCCATGCCACTTCCTGTGTGTCCTTTGTAATCCCTTTTGCCTTGTCTTCCCGGCGAGAATAATACACGGACTTACGTTCCATACCATTAAGGTATGTATATACAGAGCTGCCATCTTTGTCGATTTTCACTCCAAAATTAACTGATCGGAATGGTTTCTTGGTGCTCTGTGTAAGCTTATCCTCATAGAAACTATCCTTGTCGGTCCCAGTCACAAGACCAGAAACACTAAACGAACCACGAGTCTGTACCAAATCAATCAAACGAGTTTTTTTCTTTTCTGCCAAGTTGAATCTCCTTTAATAAATTAATTATTTTATGTCAATCATAATCGGCATCGAAATTGATGCTGGTCATGTTCAACAGCTTATACCTATCACAAATTTCAGTTTGATGCATAAGACCTTCTTGTGTCGTCGGATAAAAGTAAAACGTTTTTCCGCCTCGATTCACAGGAACTTTAAACCCAATCAGCTTTCCACATTTTTCGCAAATCAAATTGTCTCCATTCCACTTAGCGTGCTTCCAGCAAACATTATTGAAAATATGTAGCAATATCCAAAACCACCTTGTCACTCTTCGTCCTCCTCTTGTTCCAAACAAATCGTAGTAATCCATTCGCTTTTGCATGAAGGACACAGATTCCAGACTTCATATGGCGGTGAATCGAGGCCGTGACCGTCTATAAATACGGCTGGTTCATCAAATTCGAATCCGCATTTCTCACATTTAAACACTATGCCATAATCTGTCGAAACACACGAAACGGATCATAGACATCGCTGGAATATACAAGTTGACAATGATAATCCTCTTCAAACTTTTTTGCATCTTCATTAAGTTTCTTCAAACGAATCTCTTTTTCATTCTTCAACTTCTGTCGTGCCATGTCTTTCTCATAGCATACCTGAACATGTTCTTGGTACGCTGCATAGTCACCCTCAATTTTCTCATGGCAATACGGACACTCAAAAATCGGCTTCTTCATTTCAAATTTCATTAAACGATTCTCCTCTGTTATGTATTTTGATTTACTGTTAATATTACTTCTATGACATATAAAACTGCTAGACGGCATCACCTTCTGCAAGCGGAGGAATTGTACATTCTTCCGTAAGATATGTAATTAGCTCATCGGTACATTCCGGACAAAGATCTACACTTAATTCATCGCCATCATGCACACTGCCATATCCCAACTGTTGGTGATAAGAAAAACTATATGTGTTTGCATCAATCTCCTTTCCACAACGATTACAAATTACTTTAATAGCCATCTTCTTCCCTCTGATCGTGTAAATTCTTGTTTATTTTTATAATTAACTGTGGTATACTGTTTTTAAAACAACCACAGATTTAAAAGGAGTGTAAATTATGCCTCGTGGAGTCAAAAAAGAAGTCACTTATACCGGAAAGGCTGCAAAGATCAATGAAAAAATCCTGAAGCTCGAAGCCGATTTAAAGGCAGCAAAAGAAGAGTTAAAAGCAGCCTATAAAGAACAGCTCAAGGAGGAAAAACGCGCCGCCAAAGAAGCTGAAAAGGAAAAAAGAGAGAACCTTATTAAAGCCCTCGAAGAAAGCGGAAAATCTACAGAGGAAATCTTGGAATTCCTCAAAGGCTAAAAACTAGTATTTTACGGTCGGCTTTGCCGGCCGTTTTTTTCTTTTGTCAAACAGCTATGCTTTCACCGATTTTCCTCCACACACACATTTTCGGCCTTTCCTACCAGAATGAGCGAATACACACCAACCACAGGCGCAAGCGGAATCTTTGCATGACAGACAGTCGCCATCATGGCAAGCACACTATCATCAACTTCGGCGCTATCATGAATGACAATAGCATCCGCTTCGCCCCGGCGCGTTTTCACACGCACGCGCTGCCCCTTTTTCAAATCCACAGGTGTTTCAAAAAGATATCCACTGCAACTAAAGTCACCTTCATGCCGTACAAGTACAACGTTCGTCATTTCTTTATCTCCTAAATTCATAATAGTCTCTAAAATATGTCCATTCCTCGCAAACGAACCACCGATGCCACCAGCGTTTGAGGCGGCCGCATGCGCGCCGCTTGCAGTACCGGCAAATACCGTTCTCCCTATGGTTCGGAATTGCTTTCATGGTCTGCCTCCTCTGCTGGCTGCTGAAGCCATTTGTATGCATCTTGAATACTCAAAAAATCCGGTATTTTTATAAAACATTCTCGCCTAAATTTTACAGCGCTCAATAAAACCGAAATCTCCTTATCATCCATCGCACGGATGCGGTCGGCGTTGGTGATAATCTCCGGGTCGGTTTCAACACCGTATGTACTTCTTAAAGCAGCACAACCCGAACCACGATACGTCACGGTGCATTTCGCAAACGCCGGGCAGTTCTTACAGCCTTTCACGTGTTTTCCTCCAATCCGCGCCACTCCCAGTTGATATACGCAAGCCCGCAATTATAAAAGTGTTTGCAATGCGATATATTATTGTCTTTTGGGAAATTCTTGCATATGTAGCATTTAGTATTTTGTTTCATATCCCGTACAGCCGCATCCCTCTCCGCCTTGTATCGGTCGCGCTCTGCGGCCACCATGGCAAGTTCGCCTATGAGATTCGTGTTGTCGATTCTTTCGTTGGTTAATTCGGCGCGCAATTGTTCAATGCGGTCTGCCGCTTCCGCTGTAATGCCTCCATGATTTTGGTATTGAGCGGAATATGCGTTTAGTCTCTCCACAAGCTCTTTATCTGTCATGCTCTGCCTCCCTTTCCTCCAGCGCGGCCTCGGCGGCTTCGCGGGTGAGTTTTTCAGCGATTGCATCTGCTGTGTATCTCGTGACGGGATTGTTTTGCACACCGCACATATACATAGCATGGCGCAATGCCTTTTCTCCGTCCGAATCGGTATATTTTACATTCTGCAGCACCACCAGCCGCCCCTCTTTCTCCGCCTGCGCCAGCTCGCGGAGGCGGTTAGTAGAAATTTCCTTGATGATTCCCAACCGCTGAGCGTTTTCAGTTCGCAAGGTCATGCCGCGCCCGTATGAATCTAAAATGCGCTCGATTTCCTCCGGATCCAGCCCGGTTTCCTCGTAGGCAGCGAGGCGGTCAAACGCCTTTGCAATAGGGCAGTCAGTACAACCCTTTTCGCCTTGATTCCGACACACTTCTCTACACTCTAAATTGTCTGCGCCTTTTACCTGCCAGCAATGTTTATTGCCGACACAAAAATCATAAGTCAATCTCTCCATATCAATCCTCCTACCATCTGCGACCATCAACAGGTTCAAATCGATGCTGGTCGAGCCAATAATGCGGGCATTCTCGGAATCCGTACAAATACGCCAGATAATCTTTTCCTACATTCGCATTCCCGCAGCCAATGCCTCCGCCATACAGGCATGTGGAGCAATTCCGCGGCACTTTTTTAAACTCATGTACTGCTATTTCTCGCATTGTGAACCCTCCCGTATGTCTCCAGCCCACTGCTCTGCCATGGCACGGGCTATTCCCGGGAATGTCTTTGCCCGGTTTTTTGCTCTGTCTTCGCTCGGCGGCATTTTCCATATCCTCTGCTCCCGTCCTTCAACAATTTCTGTCGGTATGAGCGGCGGCAACCCTTTCAGCCAAAGGCACGTTTTCTTTGTTTCGCCATGACCAAATTGCCATGGCTGAATAATCTGGTCTGGTTTTTTCCAAACCGTTGACATGATTCCAACCGGATTTTCGATTGCAATTTTTGAACAGTCAGCATTTGCAAATTGCATGAAGAAATCAATTGCCGCCTGCTGCCGTCCGTCTTTGCGCTTTTGCTCAAAATACCTTGCACCACTCACAGCCAAATGGGTACAAGGAGGAAACGCAAGAATCATATCCCATTTCATTTTCAAAAGTTCCAGGGCGTCCACCTGCAAATGCCACTCAGGGTGCCCGCCGCTGCATGGTTCAATGTCGCAACTGTATGCCTCATGTCCTAGCCTGCGCATTTCGATTGTTACCGCCTGGCTTTCTTCACATGCTACTAAAATTTTCAATTCGTGTCCTCCCTGCGCTTGCCGCACATGGGGCAGAAGTTTGCGTTCGGTAGCTCCATGTCGATAGCAACATCGTTGCAATACACGCACCCCTTGCTCCGTTTCTCACGCTCTTGGAGGGCGGAGATTGCGAGGTCAATGGCTGCCATCATGTACGGGCTTGCCGCGCAATTCTCTAGTCTTTTGATTGCTTCTCTGTCAGTCATTGTCATTCCCTCCATCCATCTTGGCGCCGCAGTTGGGGCAGTAATTATCAACAATTCTCACATGGCGGCAATGAGAGCAAGTACCCACCTCATGCCCGTTTTCTTCATGGAGTTCTATCCACTCACCACGCACTACCGGTGCGGCGTCAACGGCGGGGGCGTTCTCTATGTCTCCGACATCTACCACTTGCACATATCCGCACTGTGTATCTGCTTCCCATGCTTTTTCCAGCAGCGCCTTTCGGCTTATCAAATCGTCCATTATGCTTCCTTCTCCTCAAAACATTTTTGCCACTCAGATGAGGTGTTGATCCTCACATATCAATAGATGTAATCTGCTTTCAAATCAGCTCCACAGGCCGCTGTGGATAACCGAGCATGTTACCGTAGATTTAATTACGGCATAAAAATTGTGCAAGCGGTAGGATTTGAACCTACTACATACCTCCTGGTGCGGTGCTCTACCAACTGAGCTACGCTTGCATGAGCCTACTGTTCATGACCAGCAGGTTCAAATGTATGATTGGTCAGCAGAGGACGAAATACAAAGCCGACCTGCCACTATATGGCAAAATATAATTGCATAGATACTTTCGTTCTGCAAGTAGCGCAGTGATTTCACTATGCAAGGTTCGCTCAAGTGCCCTGTGTAAATAGGCATCCGATGTAAACACCAGAAGCTTGAACTTCCAGGCTGCAAGTTTGACCGAGGACATGCCTCTTGGGTACTTCCCCCATTTCAGATGCCACGTTCGCATCTTCTAGGACAATATCGGTGTGTCCGTACAGCAGATGTTCCAAATCCACCGCACCGCAAATGTAACCTTGTGCACCGCCACAAGGGGATGGTGCGCCCTACGAGAGTCGAACTCGTCACTCATGGCTTATGAGGCCAGCGCTCTAACCAATTGAGCTAATGGCACATGAGGCGTTCAAGCATAAAGCTTGAACGCTTAAGTATTAACTGATAATTAGATTGTGTTGTAGAAAAGGCACTTTCGTGCCTTTCCCCTTGCCTGTCATCTGTACATTTTCTTCCAAACAAGATATTCGTGAGCGACATGCGTTCTTTTGGCTTTTACCATATACTGCGGGAACAAATTCGTAAGGAAGCGTTCTTCCTTATCGGAGCCTTTACTTGACTCAATGTCAAATTTCTGTTCAAACAGCGATGATTTCTGCACAGTGTCAAACGACATATTTTGTATCTTCATTTCCAAACCATCGTGTCCGACCGCCTTATCCAAAAGCAAATAAGACGCATTGCGTATCGAAAGGGTCGTTTGATGCTCCGCTCCAGTATACTTAAGCGCAGGAAACAAATACTCGCGGTTTGCTATCTCAAGGAATTCATTTCTGCCCACATCGAAGCTGTTGATCTCTGAATATTTCTTTACGGCACTCATGATTTCATACCGTATATAGTGAGCTCCAATTTTCTGGTGCTGGAAATCAATTTCTTCCATTCGAATGCCGGCAACTTTCTGATGCGGTATCCCGCACCAGAGCAATCCCCAGAACACATAGGAACGCAGCCCTATATGCGTATTCAAATCAAACCTGTTTTTTAGTGCTTCGTTGAATTCGCCAAAAGATGAAAACAGGATTTTTACATATTGCTCAATTGCATATTCGATCGTCTCTTTCGGCGTGGGGAAATCAAATAGAACATCCGTTTGCGAGATGCCGCAGCGTGAACACTTCTTTTCCGTAATTTGCTTGATCTTGCTCAACCGCGTCGCTATGCTGGAGCGTGAGAAAATACGAGCGTTTACCAACTGGATATACTGCTCTTTTGTAAACCGCTCAAGCGGCACCTGGTTTCTTTTCTCCGCCTCACGGATGTCATTTAATATCGTCGCTATCGGCGATTTCGTCGTATCTCCTTCGTACTCGCCAAGGATTTCATCGTAAATATCCATACTGGCCTCCTCATCTCAATATGTACATTGTACGATTTTTGCATTGGCTTTTCAATAGTTTGCTACGGCGAGATACTCACTACTCTCTTCAATACCAGTTCCTATGGCCAGTGCAAGTAATGGTTCCTGCATTACCTTTGCTATCGCAACCTGCTGCAGCAAGCACGGTTCAAGCTCTCCGATATAGGATAACATCTGCTCTTTTGCCACGATCATCGGATTTTCCAAAATGATCGTTGATTCCCGTGACAAACCATTTAAATCATTCGGTTCTACATTTACGTGGGATGGGGACCGCCTGTTTGTACGCTTTGTTGTAAGTGGATATACCTGATACTGCGATGAATACGCTGAGTATTTGTTATTTGATGTAACAAGCACCGGCCGTACTCCACAATATATTGTGGACCCTGTACAGGTATCTTCACTTCCAAGATCACAATACCAAAGCTCTCCCCAGCGAGGAGCGGCGTTTTTGCTTTGCATCAATTGCCTTCTTTCTTTTTAGTATGTAGCCGCTCGCCCCTATGACTATAGTATAATCGCAATCTATTGTTTTGTCAATACTTATTTGGGAGTTTTTTTTTGCTATTTTCCTTTGTGGATATATATATCCTCCGAAGTGGTAACAATTCGAATCCAGTCGTCCTCAAGCTCTTCGATGCTCACAATGGATCTCTCATTGATGGAAACTGTACTTCGATTCGCCGTTCTCTTACTCCCGCCGGGCGATAACAACAGAGTTCTATTCGGATTCTGTGTGAGCCGCGCATATTTGCACTTCAGTGTCGCTTCCCAAACATACTTCTTCGGATCACGGCCTGACCAAACAGAAAAATCCGTACCATCAAGCATATCAGCCAAAATATCTGAACTGATACAATTCGCCTTTTCCTGCCTGCACACAGCTGTTTCTTTCATCGACTATCCCCCCATACAAACCATACAAATATGAAACTCAAATGTCGTTGTCTTTACATGAATCCACTGGTCATCGACGGTGATGCATTTGATTTCACTTTCACGGATGGACACGGCGCTTTTGCTGCTCATGTCCACCCAATAGTAAAGCCGCTTAGGTGACAGCAACAGCAGCCTGTCCGGTTTTTGAGTGAGCATCGCGTATTTACATTCCAACTTGACCTCCCAGCCGCAATCTCCATCCGCAATACCTCCAGCTACAATGTTAAACTTCTTTCTATCCAGCATTGATACCAGCGTATCCACGTCTACATGTCTCAAGCAAATTTCACACCCTTCCAAATTGTCCTTGATATCGTACATATTATATTGTATAATTCTTTTTACAACCATAAGTTGTTATTTAAGCATTTAACAACCATCAGTTGTTTATTTGATGTCTTAATGATACTCCCCCTTCAAATAGTTTGCAATACATGGAGGTGCCATCTAAATGGCATTGACAACATTCGGAGCCAAGCTACGCAAATGGCGCGATGAAAACGAACTGACGCGGCGGGAATTATCTGAAATGATTTATTTTTCTGAAAATGCGATCCGTGGATGGGAGACAGGCGGCACGCCGCCGTCATATGACGCCATGATCGCCGTTGCCGACTGTATGGGGGTTTCACTCGACTGGCTGACCGGACGGTCTGATGTCTGGAAAACATCCGAACAGCTCCTTCATGAAATTTACAACAAGCCTTTATGATATTTCACTCAACCTTTCAACAGACTCTTCCAGCAAATCAATGGTATCCTGCAGCGTATCCGAAGCAACTTCACTTGTCTCGTGGCGTTCACTACCGACCAAATTTTCAGGCATACTTTCACGAGCTTCGTCTTCCTCCTCACGAATCGTTTCAATTTCTGCTATGATGTTTGAAATCGAATCAGACACCCTCTGAATCTGTGTACGTCTTACTTTATTCAATGTTCGAGCCTCCATTCATTGCTCTTTCAATGTATACTGTTTTCATAACCACTAAAAATCTTTACCAGGAAATTTTATACGCAAATCATATTCGTCTACTGGCAAGCCTTCTTTCGCCATCAACCGGCGGATGCACTTTCGTGCTTCTAAAAATACATTCGTACCATTTTCATGCGCGGTAAGACGGTGGGGCACACCGTCTTCATTAAATACATCGTATTTTGCCATAAGCTCAAATTGCTTCTGGCGTGATCTCTGTGTACAGCCTCTTGTTAAAGCTGCGTATTCTGCGTCCCGTTTGTCACGTACTGCTTTTGCCTTTACGTTGTCGCTGACGGTATATACCCCAAGCCCTAAAAGCGTCAGCAGACCTAAAGGTCCAAACGACACTAAGTGGGCTCCCCCTGTACCGAAAAACTTTCCGGGTCTGTTCTGACCGTTGATTTAAGGACGCAGTTTATGTATGATACGATGTATAAAGCTGCCGCCTTATTAAGTGGCTTTCCGGTATTGGCATAAAGTTCAAGCTGTTGATTTGCCGCAGCTAATTTCACGTAGTTAACCTCCATAGCACTCCTCCAATTTAATTTGAATTCTGTATGACCTTATTGCGGACATACAGCAGCATTAGGATAAACACAAAAAACTCCGCAACATTCATCGCAACACCTCTTCATATTTTATATTCCAGCCATATCCTCCCGGCACTGATCATAATATTTACATAGTAAACAGCAACTTTTACACTTTTTATTACCGCGCAGCCAATACATTAACCGTTTCAGCATGTTGATCGCCTCCTATCTAAAAGGCTATCACATTATATGTCCAATAAAGTCACCTATTTCTTTGCTACCACCGAAGCGAAATTTGCAAGCAATGGGAAAATCACTCTAACAACCAGTTTACTGCATCTTCAAATGTATCGAACTCCTCAGTAAATGCATACCCGTCTCGATTGTCTACAGCCACGATTTTGTCTCCATCTTCAACATAAAACAGACCGCGCGGCCCCCACTCTCCCTCACGCCCGTGCGATAACATATTTGCAAATTCCAACACGGACAACTTGGCGACATTGACGCCAGCCTCTTCTGCACAAAATGACAACTCGTCACATTCGTCCATGTCGGGAAGTTCCCTTCCCTGTTTTATGTATCGGTCATAGGCAATTTTCTCCGCCTCATCAGCGCTATCAGCTTCGATCAAAACATGTCCACAAAGATTTCTTGTTACGCCTACATCATACAACATCACTTTTCATCCTCCGGAATTTTAAAATATCCTTCTTCTTCGGCTGCATCCAACATTGAATCTAACACCCCTATGATCCCTTCAATTACATCTGTGGGAATTAATGTATTACTAAAACAGCAGGAAAGAACAGCCTTTCTCTGTTCGTACAACAGCTCGAAATCAATGCGGACCAAAATATCACCAGTCACTCTTCGTCCTCCACCTCGATAATAAGCACCGGCTGCTTTGTTTTGAAAACACGATCGGCTTCTTCCATATCTGCAAATATATATTTTACACGTCTGTCCATGACTCTTTCATATTCATCAAGTCCTGAATACAACTCAGACAGACAAACTCTGAACGCATAATCATTTTTCTCATAATCATACTGCTGAATGATCGCTTCGCACTGAATCTCATCTACTTCATTGAATAACTGTCGAACTGTCATCTTCATTCCTCCTGCACGTTTTCAAGCGTATAATAATCGTCCCACGAGATGTCTTTAAATTCCATGTCCTCCGCTGCAGCATAAGCTTCCCCCTCATTTTCTGCTTGAATATACGCAACGCCTTCACGCCTTACAAAAACTGCATATGTTCTCATTGCACTTCCTCCCCATATTCCACCGAAAAGATAAATTTCTCATTATTCAGGCCTTCAAGCATATATTCCTCGCAGCACACATCACATGCTTCACAAGGGCCGCCATCGATCCAATCTTCGTACCTGTCTGTAAGAATCTGCTTGGCTTCTTCAACATCGCCCTCAATGATTTCCACAAACAGCATCCTGTTATAGCACTCAATATAAAACGGTATCCAATTGGGATAAACATACAATTCTACATTCGCCATTTTTTCTCATATCACCTCTTGTATTTTCCGGTCCTCAACCAGACGCCCAAACCTATTTGCTTGGACGGCTGGCAAGGAGTTTACCATGTGGCCTTGTCTCAAGCCTACACAGTTGTGGCACAGAGTTACCAGTTCTGCGCCTGGTTGAAGACCGGAAAGGATATTCTTATTTACACTTTTTCAATCTTTATTTCAAATTTCTATGATAAAATTTCTTTACTTGATGCAAGCGCAGGATAATTGAGATGTGTCAATTTTCGAATTGTCAATATTCACAACATGTGTTCATAGAGAGGGTGCGGATTATTTTGGCGGGTGCCAATATAACTAAAAAAGCAATGGCAGCGGCATTAAAAGAACTGATGGAAACAAAATGTTTCGCACATATCACTGTAGAAGACATCTGTAAAAAGTGCCAAATTAACCGAAAAAGTTTTTATTACCACTTTAAAGATAAGTATCATCTCTTAAACTGGATTTACTTCACCGAGTTTCTTGAACCTGCTCACAAACGTGAACATCCTGACAACTGGGATCTATTAGAAGAAATGTGTAATTATTTTTATGCCAATCAAACATTTTATCGTAAGGCCTTTAAAATAGACGGGCAGAATTCGTTTTTCGACTACTTCAGAGAGGTCATAACCGTGATACTTTCTAAAAGTATGGAAGACATTTTCGGCAAAGATGCATCTCTGGATTTTTACACAAATTTTTATGTTGATGCTTTCGTTTATGCAATTCGACGTTGGCTCTTGCAAAAAGATTGTATGCCTTCCCAAGAATTTGCAGAAAAATTGAAACAGTGCGTTGTCAAAACATCAAAAAAAATAATACAGGACTATCCGAATGAGGGCAGCCACCCCCAAAAAGGAATTAGAAATACTGATGCGATTGGGTAAGAACAGCAAGACAATCGACATTATGCCTGACTGCCACAAAAGCGATTGGAGCTTTTTTATATTCATCGAACTGGATTACAGCACGATAAATATTCATGCAAAATTCTTCCAGGCCACAAACAACAAATTATTAGATGTATAATTTACAAATTGCTTACATCTTCGAAAGTATTTTGTCAAATATGGCTTGTAGCATAGATAGTAATAAATACGTTCGCTTTTGAAACGTAGTCCAGAAAGGTTGACGTCATATGGGTAAATTAGAAAAAATTGAAAAATATGTTCAAAAGGGAAAGGAGGAAGCTCTGATCAAACTTGTGCATGATCGTGATAAGGCCGTTCGCATTGCCGCTATCAGCGGGTTGGGTAAGGCTGGCAAAAACGATGCCTGCAATGTGCTCATTACACTGATGTTGGATGACGATCCCGAAATTCGCGCAGCCAGCGCTACAGCTTTAGGTGTCTTAGGCAACCCTCGTGCTCATACATTACTTATGCATCATTTAGGAACTGAAAAGGACGCGCACGTAATCGCTGCTATCAAAAGTGCGGTTGGAAAATTACATAGCAGTGACTGATCTGCGCATGTTCCCATAAAGAAAATATCGTTATCGATGATCCGCTACCGCTAGTATCATCCGTTAATATATAGCAGGGCAGAAATGTCCTGCTTTTTTATAGCTGTATAGAAAAGCTTCCTCAGTCCCGACACATGCCAACCACCAAGTTACATCCCAACGGAGCAGAAAAAATCATCATTCACAAAATCGTATCCGTCATAATGTTCAAAAATCAATTCGTCAGG